TCACTTAATCTCCTTGGGGAATTGAAAACAGGACACAACACGACGCCGCCAAGGCGCCGTCAGCGTGCTTTCCATAACGCCATGACCTGAATAGGCATGAATGAACGTCATTGTGTTTGCGGTCTCCACCGCAATACCCAGATGTTTCGCGACACTTCTGTCGCGCATCCGAAACAGCAAAACACTGCCGTGCTGAAGTGGCCCAGAGGTTTGCTCAATCAGATAGCGTTGTGCCCCACGCCACAGGTCTTCGCGACGCTGAGGCTCAGACCAGTCGAAACTGTAAGCTGGGATTTCCACGGGTTCAGCACCTAGTAATTCTCGCCAGACACCACGGATCAAACCCAGACAATCAGTCCCGCCCGCTTTGCAACTGGCTTGATGGCAATAAGGCGTGCCGATCCAAGATCTTGCAATCTTGACGACGCGGTCTTGATGCTCACGACTCACCGGAGACTCCCTCCAGTGTTACCGCCGCTTCGGCGTGGATAGCTGGCCATCCAATCTTCACCTGGAATGTCAGGGAAACCTTGAAAATTTAGATGATTGAGAAATTTGTAACGACAGGTTTCAAACCGCTTGTCGCAGCCCGCCTCAAGACGCACATTGTTTCCGGCAACGACGACTGCTGCGAGAGGCTCCCAGAGTTCGATGCTGCGAACACCGTCCGTGCCCAACATATCGCGCTTGATAATCCCATTCAAACCAGCTGCCGCACCGTTTTCGACGATCAACCTGCCTTGTTGAAACCATCCTGGCTCAAAACCGCTATCGTCCTCCCAGCGAAACACACGCGACTCTTCGATTTCCTCTACCAATCTTTGGCTCACAAAACCAGGTTGGCCGACATCGAACCGACAGGTTGCGTCCCCTAAAACCGCCGAGCAGGGTTTTTGAAAAACACGTCCCTTAGGTAGGTTTAGAGGCTGCGACAGCCCACGCAAATCAGCAGTAAAAGACTCCCCACTCCGTCTAATTTCCCCGATTGTGCCGCGAAACAACACCGATCTCTCCGAGGGTTTAGCCCAGTTCACCATCCACGCGACCACTTCTGCCCCGTCAAATCGCCCCGCAAAAATATCATCTTCACGCACGGACACATCGCTTAGAATGCCAATTGCCTCAACGTTGTCCACGGCCAGACCTGTGCTTTGCTCAAGCGATGACGCCTCAAGTCCCGTCGCCGCCCGGAATTCAATCCCCTCAAACGCCAGATCTTCGTCATGGTCTGTAAAGCCGAACACCTCACCATCCCGACGGGTCACCGACCACGCTCTGGACACCGTCGTGGTTCCCAGACGCATGTGATCATGTATTTCAGCCTGCCCCATACTCAGACCCTCACTTCAACAACTGGAACGCTTGGCACATCACCGGCTTTGAAACTGGCAATGCTGGTTTGAATACGGTCAGTGTCAAACCGCACCGGCACGTCAAACTCAAACCCTGCAGTAATTTCCAAACCGTCATTTGGGGGATGATCGAACTCGACCCAACCCGTGGCCTGATCCACTGTAAAATGGACCCCATCGCGCATTTCATCTCCCGCCACGCCCATCCGCACCGACCCCTCAACGGGTTTGCAAATCGGACGGGAATAGCTCTGCTCACCTGAGCGATAAGTCTTAAGCAATTGAAAGCGCGCCGTCACATCATCACCCACCGCAATAACCTGATCGCGATAATTCACCTCACGCGAGGACAGGCAGGATTTGAAGTCAGACCAATCTTTCCAGCGAAACCCAAAGAGCTGGCCACGTCGCGCTTCAAAAAACGATATCAACGTTTCCACATCATCCAATGAGCGCATGCCAACTCCCGCATCATAGCGCCGCCGCGAATGCGCCCACGGAGAATTGCGCTCTTCAAACCCGTTCACCAACGTCACAACTTCGGTACGCCGCTCCGGTCCCCCGATTGAGCCAAAGCTCAAGTTGGGAGGAAATCTAACCTCGTGAAACCCCATATCCGCCTCCTATCTGTTGCGCTGACCACGGCTCAGAACCCGGCTCATTTGCGCCGCGACCTGCCCTTGTGAGCGGCGAAATCCTGCGACATCAGGTGTGCTGATGTGCATCACGATGTTCACATTTGAACCGCCACCGCCACGCACCCCCAGTTTTCCGTCATTGCCGCGCATCAAGGGCATAATCGCCTCCGGTCCGGCTTCACCCATCAAGCCAATCCCCCCCCGCATAGGAAAGCTCATCGGCCCCGACACAACGCCGCCATTGGCAAACGGCATCACCCGCCCTTGGCTGAATCCGGCACCTTGGGCAAAGGGCAGCAGCGTTCCGATCACGCCACCAATGCCCGTGGCCACAACCGATCCAACCTGATCTGTGATTGGCTTAAGAGCCGCACGATACGCGGCATCCGCCATCCCCTGCGCCACAGTTTCCAGCGCATCTGACAGTTTCATGCCGTCAAACACCAACCCGTCAAACGCCTTGCGCAGCCCGCGGCTCAGCCCTTTTTCAAGGGTCACCACGTCTTGACCTGTAGCAGACAGAGACTGCTGCATACGCCGCAACTCGCCATCAAATCCCGCCACCAAAGCCGAGGTTTGCCCGAGGCTCACTTCAAGCGTTTCAAGCTCAAGATCCAGCTCGTCAATTCCGTCGATCTCACTCATCCAACGATCCTTCCTCAGCATCTGGATAGCTGCGCAGCAACGCATCCAATCCACCACGTGTCATCGGCGCAGGCCCAGTCGCACGCCCAACAATTAAACTGAACTCTGCCGGCGTCAGCGCCCAAAACTCGGCCGGTGAAAGACCAAGGTGTTTCAGACCGACACCCAGCAGTTTTGACCACTCAAAGGCGCTCATAGTGCCGCGCTGTCCGGCAAGCAAAATGCCCGCGCTAACAATTGCGCAGCCACCCGCGCAGCCTGCATTGGACCGCCCTCAATGTCCGCGTTCAGCAAATCCGCCGCACTGCCGCGCCACCCGCCGCCGCGCAGCCCCGCCAGCACCAAGGCCGAGACATCAGCCGCGCAAAACCCACCGGTTTCAAACCGTTTGATCAACGCCATCAGACTGTCGCTCTCAAGCGCTGCCTCAAGTTCCGCCAACGCCCCTAGCGTCAGCTTGAGAACATGCCGCTCGCCTGCAATCACAAGCTCTGTTTCACCTGCCCAAGGATTTCCCATGTCAGGCCGCCGTAAAGGTCAAAGCCCCCGCAGAAGCCATCGACATCTCATATGTCGCCTCGCCATTGTGGCTGCCAGCATACTCGATCGCGGCAATCTGGAACGCGCCTTCCACGGTGCCAAAATCTGGAATAATCACCTGAAAATCAGGGGTTTCTCCGTCAAAAAATATCTGGCGCGCGCGTTCATCCGTTCCAGCGTCGCGAAACACACCTGACCCGAAAATTGCCGCAGATTTCACACCAGCGCCGCCCAGTAATTCCCGCCAGCCGCCCTGGCTTTCTAGCGATGTCACATCAACGCTTTCCGCATTGAAACTGATCCGCGTCGCCCGCAGCCCCGCGATGGTTTCAAACTGACCGTCTCCGGTCAAATCCACTTTGACCAAAAGGTCTTTGCCGTTCTGAGCACCCATAACTTTACTCCGTAGTGATTGTGATTAATCCGCCTCAACCCGCGCCAGAAAACGCAGATCAATCCGCCTGAGATTTGCGGCACCGTCGCGTTTTGCGACAGCGCGCTCGAAATTGAGAAAAACCAGCCGCCCGCGCGATAGGGTCAAATCCGCCGCATGCAAAGCGTCACTGATGGCCGTTGCGACAGACTTGGCTTGTCCGAAACCAGCTCCGTCCGACACAACCGACAACTCGATGCGGTGCTCCGCACCACCGCCGCTCACATCGCCACGCTCGCGCACCTGTTCCGGTCCCAAAGTCACATAGACCGGCGGCAACTGACCTGCGGGCACCGCGTCATAAATCGCCCCGTTTGTGATGGCGGCAACGGCCGCATCATTGACGAGCGCCTGATAAATTGCCTCTTGCAAAGCCGAGGCTGCTGCATAGCTCATGACGCCTGCTCCTCTGTCGCAAAACACGTCAGATACCGACCGCTGTCGTCGCTCTCTAAGACGGCTTCGATCAAGAATACGCGTGCACCTTCCCGAAACCGCTGCTCGGGGCGTGGCCGCTGCGCCGCCTCCACCGGAGCCGCGCGCAACGTGATGCGATAGCGCGTTTGAGCCACCGAGACTTCACCACCATCGCGCGCCCGTCCCGTCCGCGGCACGATATTGGCCCACAACATGCCAAGTGCCTGCCAGCTGCGTGTAAAGCCTCCCGCACCATCCGGCGTGTCCACCGGCGTCTCAAGGGTGAGCGCGCGATTGAGATGAATAGACTTCATTGGCCTGCTCCCACCGTCAACCGCATCGGGCGGTAACGCTCAAGCAAGCTGGTCACACCAAAAGGCATACACCCGCTTTGCAGTGCTGTTTCATGGCGGTATTCGTAGTAATGTGCCGCCAGCAACAGCACAGCCTGCCCAAGATCTGCGGGCACATCCTGCCAACTGGAGCCATATCCCGCTTGAAACCGCAGCGTCGCGCTCCCTTCTGTCGGGATGGACGGCAGACTACCCCCCGAAGCCACGACGCGTGGTGCGTGGGTATCTTCAAACAACCGATAGGCACTAGAGGCCACAGTAACGTTTCCCCCCATGCGATCGGCCAACTCCACCGACGTGATCACAAAGACCGGGGCTACCGGAAAAACCTGCTGAACGGTGTCGCGCCACCTGGTAACGACCCACCGAAAATCACGCACAATCAATATTTTACCTGTGCGGGCTTCTACAGCACTCATCGCAGCACGCAAAAAACTCTCAAGCACGCTGTCTTGCAAACTGTCTTCACCAAATCCGCTGCCCAGCCGCAAATGCGCCCGAAAAGCCTCCATCGGAAGCGCCTCCGTTAGCACCGTGGTTTCTTCGACTAACATCATCACTTTCTCCGAAACTCTCTTGTTTGCAGATTGGGCGCGCGCCCTCACGTCGCTCGAACGGAGGGGGTAAGCTAGACAACGTGACGAAGTCCGGCGCGCGCCCCAACGGCAGCCTAAGCTGCCGCTTTTCTAAGCCTTTAGGCCGCTGAGAACCGCAGCAGCTTGATCGCTGCAAAGTCGCTCACATCACCGCCAATACGTTTGGTGGCATAGAACAGAACATGTGGTTTGGCGCTGAACGGATCGCGCAGAATACGCAAATCGGGGCGCTCGGCCACAGTGTAGCCTGCGTTAAAATCGCCAAAAGCAATGGCATCAGCATCCGAGGCGATATCGGGCATGTCTTCGGCAATCAGCACCGGATATCCCAATAGGCGTGCGGGCTCGCCGGCGGCCAGACCGTCTGACCACAAGAACCGCCCATCCGCATCCTTGAGCTTGCGCACAGCGCCTGCGGTTTTTGAGTTCATCACAAAGCTGCCATTGGCGCGGTACTGTGCGCCCAAGGCATAAACCAGATCTATGATCGCATCACCGCCATCAAACGCTGCGTCCACACCGGTCGCCACATAGCCAAGATTGCCCCAACTCCAACTGGCGTCATCCACGACCGTGTGCGTCAAGAAACCCGTTGGCTTGTCGACCCCGTCACCAGACACAAACGCCGCCGCCTCAGCGCGGGCGAACTTGTCCGCCACGCGTCCAGCCAGCCAGTTTTCAATATCAAATGCGCTGTCATCCAGCAGGCGTTGGGAGGCCTTGGGCAGCGCCGAAAGCTCATGTAGTGGAATGGCGATGCGCTCGATGTTTGGCGTGCCGGTTTCGCTTGTGGACGATGTCTCATCTGCCCAGCCCGCACCTGCTTCGGTGGTGTCGATCAGCACATCGTAAGACGTGGCTTCGACATTCACCACATTGGCAATTGCACGGATAGACGCCGTGGCATTTAGCACCGAACGGATCGTTTCAGAGGTCTGCGGATCCACCAGATAGCCGCCGTCGCTGTTCACAGCCGTGGACATTGATTTGCTGTCCAACTCCAAGCCACGCAGACCATCATCTTCGCCGGTACGCAGATAGGCATCAAACGCCTTCTGATGTGGGGCGTGTTGATCCGCCATGCCCAAAACCGGGCGCGCTGTGGTCACTGTTTTTCGTTCCAACATGGTCATTCGCTCTTCCTGCTTCGTAAAACGTTGTTCAAGGTCGGCGGTGAACGTTTTCAAATCGCCCATAAAACCCGCCACCGCTGTCTTCACCTCTGAGGCCAGAGACACATCTTCTCCGCCCCGAGGCGCTGCCTCGGTTTTGCTCATCCAATTTTCCTCAATCTTGCGTCTTGCCGGCTCAGCCGGATGACAGTTCCCGACGTGCGCCTTCAAAAGTCGCCGCCAATTCCCGCAGGTCACACGCGAGCAAGGTGTCCTCTTGCTTTGCCTGAATCTGCGCACTGGGCAGCATCGGGAAGGTCACAAGAGACACCTCCCAAAGCTCCAGTTCCTTCAAAAGCCGCGCGCCCTTGACATTGCGCGCCGCGCGCACCGTGCGATACCCGATCGACAGCCCGTCAATGGCCCCCGCAGCAATCAGCGCCGCCGCCTCGCGCCCGCGTGCCACCTCCTCAAGCAGGCGCCCCTTGACCCACAAGCCTTTGGCGTCCTCGCGCACCTCATCCCAAATGCCAATCGGTTGCGCCGGATCATGTTGCCACAGCATTTTGACCCGACGCCCCGCAGCACTCAGCGCGCTGAGCGACTTGCCATAGGCCCCCGTTTGCACAACATCTCCGCCCTGATCAGCCGCGCCAAACAGCGACGCATAGCCTTCAATCACCGCACCATCCTGCACCGCGACATCCTCGCCAAAGCGGGCAAATTTGTGCTCTAGTCCCGTGTCTTGTTCCATATCGAATTCCTTCTTCAACCCAACACCGGCGAGGCTGCAACCAACGACTGAAACGCCGTCGCCAGAATGGTGCCAATCACGCCGTACACCGTTAACCACAACCGCCGCTCCAACCGCTCAATCATCTCTTCAATTTTGTCCAACCGACGGTTCAACCCATCCATTTGCAGCTTTGCCACCCGCTCATGGGCCTCTAGGCGCAAGGCTGGCGCACAATCAAATGGCTCAAACCCATAGCGGTGCTCACCCATCTGAAACCTCACCCGCCTTGGAACTTGGCGGCAGCCCCAGCAACGACCGCTTTTCTGCATCGCTCAGAAACCCTGCGGCCGAAATCCGGCTCCATTGCGCGTCCCGCTCAGCCGCCAAAGCAGGCACCTGATCCAAATCTGGCTTAAGTGTGAGGTCGTCTCCGCCAAAACCCGATAACCAATTGCCTACAGCCGCCGCAACCCGCGTCGCCAACGGCAGCACCGTCAGGCGATAGAACGCGCGATTGGCTTCCTGATAGTTGGCATAGGTCGCATCCCCTTGCAGCCCGAGCAACATCGGCGGCACACCAAAGGCCAAGGCCACTTCCCGCGCCGCCGCCTCTTTGGTTTTCTGAAATTCCATGTCACTGGGCGAAAACCCCATAGGTTTCCAATCCAACCCGCCTTCCAGCAACATCGGGCGACCCGCATTGCGCGCGCCTTGATGATGGCTTTCCATCTCACTCACCAACCGATCATACTGATCCGTGCTCATGCTGCTTTGGCCATCCGCCCCCCGATACACAATTGCCCCCGACGGCCGCGCAGCATTGTCCAGCAATGCCTTGGACCACCGCGACGCGCTATTGTGCACATCCAACGCCATCGCAGCCGCCTGAAGGGGCGATAAACCATAATGATCGTCCTGCGGATGAAAGCTTTTGATGTGGCACACTGTTGGCTGCCCCTGAACATCAAACCGGTGTTTGCGCCCACCCACCGCGTATTCATAGGCCACCGGCCATCCATCCGCGCCCGGCACAACGCTCATACGGTCCGAACGCAGCACATGCAGCTCCAGCGGTGCGCCCTGATCAGACATCACCGCCTCAAGATAGCCATTGCCTGACAGCAACAGCTGGCCGTAGAGGGCTTCAAGCAGCTCCGCACGGCCCTGTGCGGCATTGGGCGATGTGATCAATGACACCAAAGGGTGGGTCTCAAACCGCTGCTGGCTGTCTTGCAGCACCAAAGGCAATGCCGCCGCACTCTCGGCAATCAACTTGACCGAGCGAAACCCAACAGGGTTTCCGGCAAATCCGGTTTTTGTAAGCGACACAGTATCACGCGGACTCCACGCTACACGCCCTGCCCCATGCCCGGCAAACACCGGCCCTGCGGCGCTGGCCTTTTCTTCTGGGGCTTTGACAGCGCGCTGTCCAAAGAAGTCCTTAAGCATAGTGTCGTGCTCCTCATCCGCCTTGACCGTTCCGAGATGTTTTTCGGGGGTCGTCTTTTGAACAAGACCAGTTATCGCAGAGTGGGTTTAATTTCCGCCGAGACCACCGCACGCGAGGCGTTGCGCGCAGGGCTGGAAGCCCTATAGCCCCCGCATTCGAGGACGCCGCCAATGCGCTGCCGGATCAATGATCAAATCAGTCAGCGCCCAAACCAGCGCATCCAGCCGGTCCGGACTGCGCCCGCCCTCATAGCCCTGCAACGTCATGCGACACATCTGGTCTTCCAGCTGATCCAATCCCGCAAGGTGATGCACCCGCCCCTGCTCATAGAGCGCCGCCACAGGTTCCGCGCGCGCAGCCTTGCCTCGGGTGGCGCGCACCGCGCGAAACGGCACCAGCGGATCGATTTGGTTGATCACCGATTGCACCAGATCGCCGCCCTGATTGACCTCAGCCACCAAGCGATCTCCGCCCCAGCTTTCCATCGCTGCAATCGCCACCCGGGCCCAAGCATCTGGACTTGCCGCACCCATGGTCACATCTTCCAACACATACGCCCGCCAATCCTGTACAGGTCCTTTGGTGACAGCACCAACGACGACAATCCCACACTCATCTGACTTGGAATGCCCACTTACCGGTGGATCCACGGCCACAACGATCCGGTCCATGTCGGGCGCTTTTGCGATACGGGCAGCATCCAGCATATCACGCCGCCACAACGCCCCTTCGTGGTCCTCCAGCAGCGTACCATCCAGCTCCTGTCGTCCCAAACGCGTCCCCTCATAACGTGCGCGCACCTCCTGCAGAAAACTGTCTGCCAGATTTGCGCGATTGGCCTCGGTTGCCGCTGATGTTTGCACCATACTGGCCGCCTTCAGTAGAGCCTTCAGCACCGCTGTATTGCGCGGCGTTGTGGTGACAATCTGTTGAGGGTGCTCTCCCAATCGCAGCGAAAACTGCAACATGTCCCATGTTTCCTGCGCATTGCGCCACTTTGCCAGCTCATCCGCCCAAGCCGCGTCAAATTGCGGCCCCCGCAGGCTTTCGGGATCATGGGCGGAAAACGCCTTGGCCTCAGCGCCATTGGGCCAAACCAGACGTTTGCGCCCCGCTTCCCAAACCGGCATCCGATCGGGCGGTGAGCACGCCAGAATACCGCTGTCGCCAAACACCATCACATCCCGAACCTGATCAATCGTTTCCCCGACCAAAGCCACACGCCTTGCGCGTCCTCTGTCCATCGGCCCCGCACCTTCAACTTGGGCACGCACCCACTCGGCGCCCGCGCGGGTTTTACCTGCGCCCCGTCCGCCAAGGATCACCCAGGTTTTCCACGCCCCGTCGGGCGGTAACTGATGCGGCATCGCCCAGAAGTCGAACAAAAATGGGAGAGCCAGTAGCTCTCCCTCAGTCAGGCTGTTCAGGAAATCGGCCTGCACCTGCGCAGGTTCGGAGGCGATCCAAACGGCAGCGGATCGAAGATCGGGCGGCATCAAGGTCGAGGGCGTGAACAGCTGCCCCGCTTTGGGTTGCAAGTTTGTGGTCATCAATTTGTTTCTCCGTTTGCAAAGCCAATCGAACACACTGTCTGACTTCGGCCAGAAATATTGGCGCTTTTCCCAATGCGACCGGATCGCCTGAACGGATTTTGCCATTCAGAATTTCCAAATCTTGGGTAATCTTGCGAAGCGATTGCCGTAGCGCGTCGATGTCTTGTTTCAACGCAACAGTGCCCTTAGGCGGATTTTTATTTGTCATTAGATGCTCTTTGCCTCTCATGCGCAGTCCACCCCCTCCGCACAAGCAACATGAAAAAACGGCGTTCGGGATTTCCTCCAAACGCCGCTCACATGCCTTCTAGCATATCCAAATGATTACAGGGCACCGCACGCAAAGTCAAATAAAACAACCTTATCAGATAGTTACCCTATCGAACTCAGTTTCCCCGTTATCGCAACCCTTCAAAAAGAAACGGCCGGAGCAATTGCCCCGGCCGTATGCTTAAATCACCAACAATCGCCTATTGATTGGCACGTTCTGCTTCAATTTTGCGCCACTCAGCCACGTTGGCATTATGCTCAGACAGAGTTTCCGCAAACGCATGTCCACCCGTGCCATCCGCCACGAAGAAGATATAGCTTGTGTCATCCGGATTGGCCGCCGCCTCAAGACTTGCGCGCCCCGGATTAGCAATTGGTGTCGGTGGTAAACCTTCGATCACGTAGGTATTCCAAGGTGTTGCGCCGCGCAGCTCACTTTGGCGCAAACCGCGCCCGAGAACACCCACACCTTTGGTCACACCATAGATCACGGTTGGGTCGGTTTGTAGACGCATGCCGCGGTTCAGACGGTTTGAAAACACGCTTGCCACGGTGCGACGTTCTTCTGGCACCGCGGTTTCCTTTTCGATGATCGAGGCCAGGATCAACAGCTCTTCCGCAGTATTGAGCGGCACGCCATCGGCACGACCTTCCCATGCTGCGGCGATCAGAACCTCCTGAGCTTGCTCCATGCGCGTGATGACGCTTGCGCGCGTGTCCCCCGCAGAAACCTCATAGCTGTCAGGCGCCAACATACCTTCGACTGGCAACTCTATCTCACCGGTCAGCAAATCGATGTTGTTGAGCGCATCCATCACCTGCCAGCTGGTCACACCTTCTGCCACAGCAATCCGGTAGCGCGTGTCCGCCTGCGCACGCACACGCGTGAATGGCTCAGGCAATTCCGCTTCGTCAGTCAACTCAAACGCCACAACTTCGGCAAAGCTACCGGTTGTCGGGTCCAACTCACGTACTTGCACGTTTTGGCGCGTGACACCGACACGATACACAACCTCAGTGCCGCAAGTGCTTGCGCCGCCACGGGTTACAATATCCACGATCTCTTCCATGGACGAACCGGCTGGCACCAAAAAGCTTCCCGCCTTAAGATCACCGGACTTCGCAGAGTACTCAGCGCCCAGACGAAACACGGCGCCGCTGCCAATAGCGCCTTGATCCTCAAGATCTGTTGACACGCGGCTCATGTTGGATCCGTTTGGAACGCGCAGACACATGGCCTCCGCCAATGGCCCTTCAGAGCGATATTGCGACTGTCCAAAAAGAATCACGCCCGCCAAAAGGAAAGAGATCACGATCAACAGAGTGACCGCGTTCGAGGCGATATTGCGCCACAT